CAATGATATCCGCCTCACCCGCAGAAGCCACACGCCTGTTTGAAAAGAACGGCGGCGTTTATTGGCCCGACATGGCCGACGAAATCGACAGCCCCGAGGAGATATTGGCCGACTCGCTGGGCATCTCGATCAAAGCCGCGCGCCTTGTTCTGCTCCATGTGGAGAATGAAGTGCGAAAGAACCAAGCGCTTATCCTTGGCAAGGTCATCGGCCTTCTGCTCAAGGCGAGCAACCTGCCGGCCATGGCGCACGCTCTGGCATTCGCCTCCGGCCTTGACCAACTCAACGGCGCACGCTCCCAGGCTGAAGTCGCCCGCGAGCTGGGCGTGACCCGTGCGCTACTCAGCCACTACACGCTCGGCGTGCGCGATGTCCTGAGCGGCAAGGATAGTTCGTTTGAATGCACCAAATTCCGCAAATCCCAAGCCAGTCGCGAGACATTCCGCGCCAAGGCGACAGACCCATTTACTGCCGCGAAAGCGGCGGCAATCGCAAAACTGAAAACACAAACAACGAAAACATCATGCAACTAATCGACCAAGCCATGTTCACCCTCGCTGGGCTGAACCTACCAAGCAACCTCACCACAGGTGAATGGGCAGACATCCATAAAGACATCCTGACCTGCAAGCGCGCTGCATCCAAGTGGCTACAGCAATCACGCGACTACAGCAATGGACGGTGGGGCATGGAGTTCACAGCAGACACGGAAGCACAACTGGAGCTTGACCTTGGTCTTACCCTACCCGAAGCCAAGCCCGCGCTTAACCCTGCGGACAAGACCAAGGCCATCGTGACCATCGAAGGACTGAGCCAGTCGTTCATCCTGTGGCAAAGGAAGATGTCGGACGAGATACAGCAATGGGACAAGGACAAACTGACCCGTGCTCTGGATCTCCTCGAGCCAATGGAGCGCGAGGCCAAGCGAGTGAGGGAACTACTGGAGGCAACGCGATGACATACGAGACACGCACAACCAAGGTCGTCATTGTTCCCAAGGGCGAGCCGCTATTCAACCAAGAGGCCACGGAGATCGAGATCGTGGACGAGGCCGCCGGGGAATTCGTGGAGGTCCGCCAATGCAGTGACGCATATGACGGAAAGATCGGCATCACCGTGGAGGAATGGCCAACAATCCGCAAGGCTATCGACGATATGCTGGGACGTTGCAGGAGCCTGGAGGAGTTCAAATGAGCGACACGCCTGAGACAGACGCTGCTATTGTCGCCGCCGGCGGCGATTGGTCGCCGGTCCTGCGTGCGGTGGCGCAGAGGTTGGAGCGTGAGCGCGACGAGGAGATGAGGTGGCACCATCGAACTCACCAAGAATTAGTTGAGACTCAATGCAAGTTAATGGACATAACACAAGAGCGCGACAAGCTGCATGAGGAATTGATGGAATGGAGGCCGCTGTGCCTTTGGGGAGGAACGCCAGAATACATCCACCAATTCATCAAAGGGCAGCAAGCAAGGATTCACCGAACCCAAGATATTGAAGCACAATTAAAAGAGGCGGGTGAAAGTTGCGAAATGTGGATCAAATCGCTGGGGGAGGCGCGAGAAAAGATTGAACGCTTGGAACGAGAGCGCGACGAGCTGCAAAATTTATTAAAACAAATTGGGAACCCTACCAATCCGCTCTGAGCAAGCAGTTTGCCAGTCGCTCGATAGTTCTGTGTGAGCAATAAAATTCGCATTTCCGCATAATGAAACCAAAGACCACCCCGAAAAGAGGCAAGGGCCGACCACGTGACCCAGTGACGGATCACATTGCACAAGAGCTTGCTGTGACGAAACGGCAGGCTCGGAACCTTGTCGCCGAATCCGAGACAACCGGAATGCCGGTGGAGGACATGAAGGCGGCGAGGCTGCGGAAGCTCAAGCTTGAGGGAGACCGCATCGAGTATCTGCTCGAGGTCACCAAGGGGAAGCATATTGCGAAGGAGAAAGTAGAGGAAGAAATGATCGCGCTTGGCATGGCCGTGAAAGCGCAACTCCTTTCATGGGTGGGCGCATTGCCTGGGCGGCTCGAAGGGCTATCGGCGGCTCAGATGGTGCCGATCCTTGAAGACGAAATAAACCGCGTTCTGAAAACACTCTCCGACGAATGATCGCAGAATTCTTCAAACTCGGAGTGAACCCCGGCGAGCGGCTTAGTCCGGTCCAATGGATGTCTCGGCATGTGGTCGTTCCTCACTCGGCACGGAATACGCAATTTGATTCCACGACAGCGCAATGGATGAACGAACCGATTGAAGAAATCGCCAAAGACACTAACGATGAGATCATCATCTGCGCACCTGTCGGCAGTGGGAAGACAACGCTGTTCGAGGCGCTATTGGCATGGATCATCTCGGAGAACCCCGGCCCGACACTCGTCACCGGGCAGACAGACAAGACGGCGAAGCAGTGGGCAGAGTCGCGCCTCGGGCCGATGCTCGAAGCTATCCCATCGGTCGCCAAGCTCTTCCCAAAAGACAGGCACCAAAAGCGCAAGACGGAGATCCTTTTTCCACACATGCCGCTCTTCATCGGAGGCGCAAACCTCACCAGCCTTCAGGAGAAATCTATCCGGTGGGCTATAGCCGACGAAGTGTGGCGTTGGAAGCGCGGCATGCTGGAGGAATTCCGCCGGCGAACTCACGACCGATGGAATGCCCGCCGCATTCTGGTGTCGCAAGGTGGCGAGGAAGGCGACGATTTTCATGACGCAGAAGACTTATGCGAAAAGCGCGAATTCTCTTGGCAGTGCTTATGCGGTGAAGCGCATCCGTGGGACTTTAAAAACATAGCCTTCGACCGTGAGACCGACGGGAATGGCGCCATGCTCTGGGACCGAGTGGCGAAGAGCGCCCGGCTCGTGTGCCCCACATGCTCGCACGAATACATGGACGACCCGCGCATTCGCCGCGCCTTGTCATCTGGCTCTCGCTACATCGTGAAATCGCACGGCGCGCCTGGGCGGATCGCCTTCCACTACGATGCCGCCGCCGTGTGGTGGATTCCTTGGGGATCGCTCGCTGTCGAGTGGGTGAAGGCGGATCTCGACCGCAAGGCAGGCGACACAGAAGCGATGAAGCAATTTATCCAAAAGCGCAACGCCCGCCGGTGGACCATCCAAGGCACCGGAGCCACCAGCGCCGAAGTGCTCGCCTGCCGCAAAGACTACCTTCGCGGAGCCTGCCCCATCGATCCGGTGGCTATTACGCTCTCGGCGGACGTTGGCCAAGATACATCGCACTGGACGACGATGGCATTTGCAGAAAATGGAGACGCCTATGTCATCGACTACGGCACCGTGACCGGCATCGACGACATGCTCGAGGTCGCGCAGTCGCAGAAATACAAGACCGCCGAAGGCAGGGAAGTCACACCGATCGGCGGCCTGCTCGATTCAGGCTTCAACGCAAACGCCGTATACCGCGCATGCTATCTCTCGGGTAATTTCTTTTTCCCGGCCAAGGGATCAGGCGCAAACTTCGGCAGCATCAGCGAAAGCGTTCTGAAGGAATACCCAACGATGCCGCTCTACACGGTGAACGAATTCGCCTCGAAGGTCTCGCTATTCATCGACCGAATCGCAAAGCGAAAATCCCCGTTTCTATTTTTCCCGAAGGACTCAGGAGAAGAATTCCTTTCCGCCTTCATGGGGCAGAAAATCATCGTCAGCAAAAAAGGCCGCAAAGAATGGCGCTCGGTAGCAGGTGACCACTTTGCCGACGCTGTGCGCCTTAACTACGCCTGCGCTCAACAACTGCGCAAAACTGGAGCCATTGAATTCAAATGAAAAAATCCCAACTCTGGAAAATCTACTGCGCAAAGAACCCCGCTTTCGAGCGAGATGGAAATGTTACTTTGTCAACTCGCGGCCTGCGGAAGTTGTTCGACCAGACATGGGACTACGCCTTTCACGAAGGCGAAGAGGAGAACGAACAAGCGCCGGTTAACGACTCGAAAAGCGTGGACGATCTTCGCAAAATCTTCGGCATGTTCTGAGCAATTTCGGTGAGCGCACCGATATGATTGTTTTGTCAGAAAAACGACCACATTTTTCTGAGTCAATTTTTATGACTTATACCTCATCCGTCATAAACAAAGTATAACCTTTTGAGTTATACCTCATCGGGCTTGTTGAAAAAACAGCCCTATATTTTCAACGTGTTTAGAAAACATGGTGCAAAACCAAGCCACACTTGAACTGCCGCGCAATTTCTAATCCCTCCGTGCACACCGTCCCTGCTTTTCCCTTTTGACACACCCCCTCGGTCGTGACCGCTTCAGACATCGCACGCTCAGGCTACAAGGCTTATCTCCAGGCTCTCGGCAAAACAAAGGCCGAACTCCTCACCATGGCCACAGGCGTCGAGAGCGGCATCGAGGAAACCATCATCACAAGCCTCGGCAGTGAAGGAGCTTCTTCATCCGCGCAACTCAGCGCTCTCACCAAGACCGACCGACTCGCCGTCATTATGGAAGTTTACGCTGAAGGCAACGGCGGACGCCAACTTGGCACCTTCGTCAACTTCGGCGCTTTCAACTCGCCCGTTTGACATGCCGCCGAGGACGATGTCCTCGAAAATCAAAAAATCAAGCGGCGGATGGGGCGGTAATCGTCCCGGTGCAGGCCGCCCGCGCAAGCCAGACGCCAGAGCCGCCGCCTTCGAGGCTGCCGAGCAAAATCAAAACCGAGGGTTGATTTTCCTCAATACGGTTGACCCACGGCGCGAGGTCACCCCGCAGACACGTGAGCAACTTATTCGCAAGGCTCGGTGGCTCTACAATAATTTCCCAGATGTCACCTACGTCATCGAGCACATTGCGCAGCGTGCCATCGGCACCGGCATCGTCGCCAAGGCCCGCACCACTGACGCCGCATGGAACCGCATCGCAGAGCGGCATTTCGAAGACAGGGCATGCGGTGAGGCGTGGGCATTCGACGCCAGCGACTCCGTGAATTTCTACAGCGCGCAATCGCTTCTTGTTCGCCATGTGGCCCTCGATGGCGATGTCTTCGCCCAGAAGCTCGTTACAGGCACAGACGGCGCGCGCTTTCGTTTCATCGGCGGCGAATCCGTGGGGAACACTGCCGACTCCGGGGAAGGATCATTTGATGGCCTCCTACTCGATTCCTTTGGTGCTCCGCGCAAATACCGAGTTATCATGGATCGGGCGGCCGGCAAATACATGGACGTTTCCGCAGACGACATGATGCACATCCGCCATGTCCGCCGCATCGGCCAGCCACGTGGCGTGTCCTGGCTGCACTCCGCGATCATCCCAGCGCAGGACAAGAGCGAAACAAAGAGCTACCTCAAAGGCAGCTACAAAGCTCAGTCGCAAATCGGCTACATGATTACCAGCAACGAGGCCATGAAGATCGGCCTTGGCGCAGGGAAAATCACCAATGCCGCAGGCGATGAGATCACGACAGATACGCTTTACAACGGAACCCTGATCCCCCGCCTGAAGCCCGGAGAGAGCATCCAATCCTTCAAAAACGAAGCCCCCGGGGCTGCCTTCGAGCCGCTCATGCGCGATTACACCAGCGACATCGCCCGCGCCATCGGCGTTCCTCCCGAGGCTCTCATGCTCCTCGTCGGCCTCGCAGGCACTGAGACGCGCGCACTCCTCGAAGTTGCGCAGAACTTTTTGGACCGAATCCAACAGATGGTAATCGACCAGTTTTGTTTTCCCGCGTGGAAATTCTGGGTGTGGCAAGAGATCCAAGCAGGGCGCCTGCCTTACCCTGGGGATGATTGGTGGCGAGTCGAGTGGGTTACACCACGCAAGATCACTGTCGACAACGGCCGCGATGGGCGTCTCTACGCTCAACTTCTCGACTCCGGCTATATGTCTTGGGAGCGATACGCGAATTTGCATGGCCTCGATGCCGAGGCCGAAGAGGACGACATACTATCTGCATACATTCGCAGAAAACAAAAATGCGAAGCTCTTGGGATCGATGTCTCTCAAGTTTTCCCGAACCAAAAAAGCAATGAGGTTTCTGTTGCGACAAATTCAGAGAAAGCAAATTCCGAAGGGTTCGATATGCAGTCTAAGGAAAAACTCGACGCACTTGGCGCAGCAGTCCGCGCCGGGGTCATCACCCCATCAAACGAAGTGGAGCAATCCATTCGCGCAATGCTGGCGCTCCCAGAGATGGGCGAATCCGTCCTGAGCGAGTGGCAGAAAAATCCGATCCGCTCGCCGATCACCCTCACCAACAAGCTCGCCGCACCTGAAGCGACGGCACAACCCGATCCAGAAGACCCCCAAGAACAATGAACGCCCACCTGCCTGTCGTTTGACATGCCGCCAATGCCGTGAACTCCTGGTATGCCCTTTCTCCCAAGCCTGCGCTCAAGCAAACCGAAATATCCATTTTCGATGAGATCGGTATGCATGGCATCTCAGCCGAGTCTTTCATCCGAGACCTTTCCAGCATCCCGGCAGAAGACAAAATCATCCTCCGCATCCACTCCCCAGGCGGAGAAGTCTTCGACGGGAATGCCATCTTCACCGCGTTAAGCCGTCGCGGAAATGTGGAAGTCCAGATCGAGGGCATTGCGGCCAGCATGGCCACCGTTATCAGCCTGGCAGGCGAACCGGTGAAAATGGCCAGCAATGGATTTTACATGATCCATAACCCTTGGGGCTCCGCGCTCGGCGACTCCTACGAACTCCGCAAGCAAGCCGAGCTTCTGGACATGATCCGGCTGAACATGGTCAAAGCCTATGCCGCCAAGTCCGGCCAAGAGCCCGACCAGATCGAGGCATGGATGGATGCCGAAACATGGTTCACAGCCGAGCAGGCGCAAGCCGCCGGGTTCGTAGACGAAATCACCGAGGGCATGGCCATCGCTGCCAGCGCGTCCCGATTCTCCCGCTTGGCAAAATTCCGCAACGCCCCGGCTGATTTGACACAGCCATCAATGCAAATGGAAAATCCATCCACACCCGAAATCATCGCCGAAGAGCCCGAGGCTGTAGAGCCCATTGAGGCCACCGTCGTGAGCGAATCCGCCCCTGAAGAGCAGCCAGAGCCAGAAGCTGAGCCTGAACAGCCTGAGATCCAAGAGCCATCCTTGCCCGTCGCCCTCGCCGCTGCCGACTCCATCCTCTCAAAATACAACGCCCTTGTGGCTGAGCGCGACACCATCCGCGCCGAAATGGTCGCCATCCGCGAGCAACTCAACAACGAGCGCACCGCCCTTGCCCGCCTTGAGTCCAGCCTCGGTCTCGCCCCCGCCCGTGTGGTCCCGCTCATCGAGAATGCAGCATCCGAATCCTCTGACCCCGTCGCCGAATATCTCGCCGCTGTGGAATCCGGAGACCGCAAGGCCGCATCCATCCTTTTTGAAAAGCACAAAGCCCTCATCTGGGCCCACCGCAATAAAATTTCCAAGGCCTGAGCCAAGGAGAACCCAACCAACAAACCAACACCACCATGCCTAACACATTCGACAGCTCACTGGTTGCTGACTCCATCGCTCAGCAGACCAAGAACGTCCTCAGCAAGCGCCTCGCAGCGCTCAACCTCTTCGCCTCGGATTTCTCTTCCGAAGTCAAGAAGCCAAAAGACACCATCCACGTCCCCATCGCTTCCGCGACAGCCTCGACAGTGGTAAATCCGTCCAGCTTCAACAGCATCGGCGGCACAACTATCGGCAAGACATCCGTCGTGCTCGATCACGTGTATCAGCCTTTCGGCCTGAGCTACAGCGACCTCCAGAGCGCACACCGCTTGGAGCGCCTCATCCAGGTCAATGTTGACGCTATTGCCGACAAAATCTGGAACCTCGCTACGGCACCTGTCACCGTCGCCAACTTCGGCGCCGCTGTTGTCGAGTCCGCTGAGAGTGCAGTGAATGCCGCTTCTGGCGACCTTCCCAAACTCTGGGCAGCCGTCCACAAGAGCCCACGCAAGGGTCTCGTTGTTTCGCCCGTCATCTACAGCCAACTCATCCCGACCAGCACAACATCGCTTAACCTCGGTGATGGAGCCTATGGATTCGAGAACGGAGTCCACTACGCCACAGCGTTCGGCGGTCAAGCAGGCCTCAAAGGTTTTGCATGCAGCCCCGAGGCACTCGTGATGGCCGCAGCAGTGCCAGCCCTCGCGGATAACGACTACATGGTCAGCGACTCTGTGACGCTCGATCAGATCGGCCTCACGATTGCTTACAACGTCTACAGCGACAAGAGCACCCGCTCACTCATCGCCTCGCTTGAAGTCATGTTTGGCGCCTCCACAGGATTGGTCGATGGCACCATGGCCATGATCATCCCAGACTAAGAATCCCTAACAGCGCGATTCCCCGCGCCAGCCCGCAGACGCCCGCCGGACCTTATCCGGTGGGCGTTTTGCTTTTGACACGCGCCCAGTGTCGTGTCGCCTGAACAAAAATCCCGCCTCGAGAGCCTTGCCGCCGCCGGCCGCAACCAACTCTTCGGCATCCCTGTAAAATTCCGGCAGGCAGAGATCCGCGCCTGCGTCTCCCCCGTGGCCGTCTCGTTCGACCTTGAGAGCGGCGGACTCCGCCAAGGCGGCGAGTTCACGGTCCGCTTCCAATCCAGCGACCTCACCGCCCCGCCCCGCCGTGGCGAGCCGGTCGCCTTCCACGGTCGCAGCTACATGGTCACCCAAGTCGGCGAAGCGCTGAACAACCCCGCCGAAATCACCTGCACTGTCACGCCGGGATCGGCTCATTAAACATGAACCTCGAAATCGAAACCGCGATCTCCTCCTGGCTCCGCTCCCTGCCGGAGTTCGACGGCATCGCCATCCACACAGGGCAGAGCAGCGACGAGATACCCAACGACCAACCGGTCATCATCGTGGGAGTGGACACTACGGAGGTCATCGGCCTCTCGCTTTACAAAATCACAGCCTCGGTCGTGCTCGTTACGCCGAGCCTTGTGGAAGGTTCGCTCGAGCTGCACAGCGGCCTCTCCTCCTCGCTCCGCTCCTGCCTGATATCCGCCACCGCGCTCGGAGCCGCCTTTCCCGCTGGCATGACTCTGGCCGGCGCCGTGCTCTCCTCTCTCAGTGAATCCCGCCAGTCGGATCGCTGGATCAACACCGCTGCCATCACCCTCGGTGTGGTTACTGCGATTTGACACTCCACCACATTTGACAAGCCACCCACACCATATGCCCGCATCCTATACATTCGGAATCACCGGCGGAAACGCTGGATCGTTCATCGTCACCTCGGTGACGGAAACACAGACCAGCGCCAAGCAGGAACTCCAAGGCGCAAACGGCGAAGTCGCCGCCGTTGGTTACAACAAATTTAAAACAGAGGTTCAAATTTCTGCCGTCGGCGATCCTTCCACCCTCACCGTGGGCGCCGCGCTTCCCACCATGCCTGGCGTGAGCGGCAGCTTCACAGTCGATCAGGTATCCACCTCCAAGAGCATCGACGGGTTCGCCGAATTCTCCATCACCGCAACCAAAGACTAATCGAATATTATGCCTGCAAAATTTTACGCTGCCTCAGGAATCTCACCCACATTCGGACTGGAAGAAGAAACCGCCGTGGGCTTTTTGCTCGAGTCGCTCTCCTACGACGTGAGCGCGGACAAAGCCGAAGTTTTTGACGAGTCCGGTGAGCTTGTTTACTCCCACCGCTACAACAAAAAAGCCAGCATTTCGATCAGCGGAATCGGCACCACGACCATGGAAGTGGGCGGAATTTTGAGCAGCCTGGCTAATACAGTCGGCTCCCCGCTGGAAGGCACGATCCTGGTTGATTCGGTCACCAAAACATCGACCTCGAGCGATTTCCAAAAAACCCAAATCGCGGCCACGCAGTATGATCAAGCGCTGAGCTTATCCACCTCCTAACTCCTAAACGGCTCCCCGGTAAAACGGGGGCCGTCACCTTTTTGAAAAAATAAAATGAAAGAAACCTTCACATTTACGTCGAATATCAAAGCCGCCGCGTGCCTCATGTCGCTCGGCTTTGCGCTTAAAGAAAACTCCCCGTGCGTCCGCATCGCGCGGGAGGATGGCAAGGAAAGCTCGAGCTACTGGTTCGAGGAGGACGGCCCAAATGGGCTGAAGGCCAGCAAGGTCATCCACTGGATGACGAAGGGCCACAAGGAGCTTGAAGACTCCGACCCAGAGCACCCTGTGAACTACATCCGCGCGGCGTTTGCCAATCGGGAGACGGCCATAGACATGCACAAGCGCACGCCGCGCATGGTCGAGATCCGCCGCAATGGCAAACAGCTTTTCCTCTCGGAGAACGCTGACGACGAAACGCGCAAGAAATTCGCCCGACTTTTATGAAACAAAAAAACCAAAACACAGACACCCAAAACACCGACCTCCTCTCCGACGATGAAGCCCTCCGCATCCAAGGCATCACCGATGGGCCGAAGCACGTTGCAGGCCGTGACCTGCGACCGATCACCGCGCTCACGATCTCATGGATGCAGCGCAACAAATTCTTCGATCCCGACAAAGACAATATCTGGAAAGCCGCCGCTTTCATGTTCCTTCACTCGGAGCCATTCCCGAAGATTCGCGGCGTGGTGAATGACCGCTCGGCCTTCCTCGACGCCGTGGACGTGTGGATCGAGAAGAACATTCCCGACCAGCACACCGTGCGCGCCATGGCCACCGACATGGAGCAGGCGTTCAACCTCTACATGGCCGCGACAAGCCACAGCGAAGGCACAGAGTCGGGAAACTAAATGGCCCCAACTGGCTCGCCGGGTATGTTTACAGACTCGCAAAAGTTACTGGTTGGGGCTTCCGCGAAATCCTCGAGGAGCTTCCCTTTTCCGCCGGCCTCCAGCTACTCCACGCCGACAGCTGGGCGCACGGGCAGCAGAAATACTGGACGCGCAACAACACCGCCGCCGTTTTTGACTCCATCACTGAGATAGAAGCCGCCTTTGCCAAACTATGAGCCGATCACTTTCCATGTCTGTCGCCAACCTCGGGCTTATGCGCGCCTTCGATGAGATCGCGCGCACCGCTGGCGTGACATATGAGGAAGTCGTCAAGAGCGAGACGCAGAAGATTCTGGAAGCAGCATCAAAAAATACGGCGGCCGCACAGGTCAAAAGCATCGAAAAAAACGTGCGCAGCAAGCCGGTGCGGACTATTGGTGCCAATAAGTATCTGGTCAAAGCCTCCGCCGATTGGTCAGCACCTTCTGGATGGAATAAACCCACACCCAAAGGCTGGCGATTGCCGGATGGAGTATGGGCAGCGGCATTGTCTCAAATCTCTGCATCGATCAAACGCCGCAAAGAAGCGCGTGGACTCTCCAAAAAAAGCTGGAAGCAGATTGCAGAGCGCCTTGGATTCGACATTTCTGTGCCCAGCTATGTCGCTTCCGCAACCACGCGCGGCGGCGACTACCCAGAGAACGCACAGGCTCGGGAAGAACGCAACGGGAGCGACTTTGCCATCAATCTCAGCAACTCGCGCACCTACTCATCCAGCGTCTTCGATGCGATCCGCAAGGCCATGAACGGCCGCGAGAAGTTTTTCCGCGAAAACATGAAGGCCGGCGTCTTCAAAAATATCTCCACCATCGCCGCCAAATACCCCGGCCTGAATCTCAAATGAGCGACACCCTCGAAGTAAAAATCGGCGCATCCGACGCCGGACTGGAAGCCACGCTTAAGACGGTGCAGGCCGAACTTTCCAACATGGAAGCCAAGGTCAAGAGCGGCGACCTTTCCATGGGCGAGTTGGAAAAGACTATGAGGCGCATCGGGCAGGTGGAAGGTCTCGAGCAGAAGCTCAAAGCCATGGGTGGTGAAGCTGCCGACGCATCACCCAAAATCGAGCGACTTACCCGTGATTTGCAGGATGTCGGCGAGAAGACAACCGGCATGGGTGGTTTCTTCGATACGTCTTTCAATAAAATTGCCGGGGCAGTCTCCCTCGGCAACATCGCCGCCGCCGGATTCAACAAAGCCGTTGACCTGGCATTTACCGCCGCGCAGTCCGTGGTTCAGGGATTTGGCGATGCGCTTGATCTTGGCGGACGCCTGAGCGAACTCAGCGCACGCACAGGAGAATCGGCCGGCAAGTTGCTGGTCCTTGAAACAGCATTCAAAAATTCCGGCCTCGGTGCTGAGACGGTCGGCACCGCCATAAATAAACTGCAAAACTTCATGCAGGATGCGACGAACGGCGGCGACAAGCAGGTGGCCACCATGAACCGTCTCGGCATTTCGCTTGCCGAGCTTCAGGGCAAGACTCCCACCGAGCAGATGCAGATTTTCGCCGATAAGATCGCGGCAATCGATGACCCCACGCAGCGCGCTGCAGCTTCCTCGGATGTCTTTGGCGACAAGCTCGGCGGCAAGCTCCTGCCGCTCCTCAATGATTTCTCCCCTGCGCTTGACGATGCCAGGGAGAAAGTCGGTTCCATGGAACAGGTCATGGATGAGAACGCAGCTACCTTTGACGCAGCAGGCGAGACCATTGACGCTGTGAAAGGGAAGATGGCCGCGTTTGCGGCAGGCGTGCTGAGCGAAGTTATTCCGGCGGTGGATGACTTGGGCGATAGCATGGGAAAAGTAGATGCCGCAGGCTTAGGTGAGCGCGTTGGGCAATACCTGACTCCAATTCTGACAGACCTCACAGACGCAACGCGTGGGGCTATCGCCATGATTGGCGATCTTGGGGCGGCCAATACCAAGGCAGCAAACGACACAGGCATCCTTGGCACGGCGTATCGCGGAGTCACAACATCACTTGACGGCTTTAACCAAATGATGGCCGATGCGTTTACTAAATTTACGCCGTTTGGATATGTCATGGAAACCCTTGTTGGCCGTGGCAAGGATTTGCGTGAAAGCCAAGACTCCGCAGCCCAAGGCATCGCCAACGCAGGAGATGCCGCAGGAGATGCCTCAGGCAAAATCGGTGAAGTAGGCACAGCCTCCGATGCCGCCACCGGCAAAGTCGGCGCACTCGGCACGCAAGCCAGCGCCACCGGGGAAAGCATTGCGTCATCTTTTTCTCTCAACTCTGATTTCGTCCCGCAGTTGGATTCCGTGGCTTCCGCCTGGGGAGGCATCAACGATGAAGTCACAGGCAACAAAGAACTCCTTACCAGCAACCTCACGCTGGGCGAATCGCTCGTGGGTAAAACGGATGAGCAAAAGCAGTCTCTTGGCGGCATCAATGAACAGCTGGACATCCAAAAACAGTTTGCGAAGACCATAGAAGACACCTACGGAAAGCACGCAGAGAAAGCCGCCCAAATCGCCACCAAGCAAGACGAGATCAACGCAAAAGAATCCGCCCGCAAAGAGTTTCTCCAAGCAGGACTGGACTTTGATCTTCAAATCAATCAAGCCAAAGCCAGCGGGAACACCGAGCTTGCGGCATCGCTGGAAAGCCAGAAGGAATTCAACGCCGAACTCAAAAAAGCCATCGACGCCGGCATGGGAGAGCCAGAAGCCAAGGCATTCGCGCAAGCAATGCTGAATGCCAAGGCCGCAGCCGATGGCATTGCTGGCAAGGTGGTGAATATCTCTGTCACCACGACCGTGAGCGACAAACCTTGGAGGGATCTTCTCGCCAGTCTCGACGCCACTCCGAACGAGAAGACCATCGCTGTCTCGCTCGAGGTAACCGGCACGGACAACCTGGTAGACGCCCGCAACGTGCTCGATGCGTGCGAGAGTAAAAATGTCACGGCCGCGTTTGACGCCACGGGGGTCTCTTCGCTTGAAGAGCTTTCAAATAAAATCAACGGAATCCCAAATCAAAAATCGGTCACAGCAGCGATGGAGATCACAGGCGAGGAAGACCTCGATACGGCGCTTGGAAACCTTCAGCGCTTTGGCGGCACGACACAAACAAAGCTCATTCTTGAAAAATACGGATTCGAGAACCTCACTGAACTGAGCAACCAGATCAATGGGGTGCCAGACACAAAGACGGCTAAAATCGCTGCCGAATCCTTTGGCCTCGAGGACGTGAGCCTGTTGAACAACGTGCTCGACACGCTCATGGAGAAAAACGGCAAGAGCGTAAGTGTCACTGCCAATGTGGACTCGACAGCCGCAATGGCCTCGATCACGAGCCTCTACGACTCCGCGAACACCACCTTCGCAACCCCGCTCTCCCTCAACCTCACAGGCGACCAGAGCATTGCCGCCGTGCGCACTTCGGCAGAGAGCAACTTTGCCGGGCCTATACCGCTGAACCTCGACGGCGACCGCACCATCCAAGACGTGCGCAGCGCGGCTGAAGCGAACTTTTCAAACCCGATCACGCTGAGCATGAGCGGCTCGCAAGCGGCCAACGATGTCTACAGCACCGTCAACAGCGCCTTCGCCACGCCCGTAGAGCTTGGCGTCAACGCCGACACCTCCACCGCGCAAACGGATGTCGCCTCTCTCGCCAACCCGCAGACAGTGACCCTCTCCGCCGACACGACCAGCGCACAGTCTCAGGTGGCCGGCCTCGGCGGCCCCCAGACATTCACACTCTCCGCCGACACGACTGATGCTCAGACGCAAGTGGCCAGCCTCGGCGGACCCCAGACATTTACACTCTCTGCCGATACCGCTGCCGCAGGAACACAGGTTGCCAGCCTTGGAAATGCTCAGACAGTATCTATCAATGCCGATACGACCGAGGCACAGACGCAAGTCGCCAGCCTCGGAGCCTCGCAGACTGCCACCATCAGCGCAGACAGCGCAGAGGCACAGTCTCAAGTCGCCACCCTTGGCAGCGCTCAGACGGCCACAATTAACGCCGACACCACTTCGGCAGAGCAATCCATTGCAAGTATTGGTCAGGAGATCACCCTTCCAACATCCGCCGACACGACCGCCGCACAGGCTGCCATCGCCGCAATCGGCACCGACCTGACCCTAAACCTCAACGCCGACACCTCCATCGCCGCCATCCGCCAGTCGCTAAAGGAAGGCATCGAACTCGACATCTCCGCCAAGAGCGGAACGAGCGGCATCCTCGAAACGATCAAAGGCTTCGTGGAGTCAATCAAAACCGCCGTCGAAAAAATCGAACCCAAGCTGCCGCAGCGCGCACTCGCTTAACCATGTCCACCGTTTATTCCTCCACCGGCACTCAATGGCCTCTCCTGCAAAGTAAGACCGAGCAAAAATTCAAGAGCGGCCTTTTCACTGCATCGGCCGAATTTATACGCCCTGTCGGCAATACCGACCTCCCCGACGTTATCGAGACCAGCATCGGAGAGATTGAAATTTTTCCGGAACCAACAATTTCAAAAGACACATCAGGATTCGAGCGCATCAACGCTACCGGATACGGTGTGTGGGATGCCAATGCTAAGGAGGTTGTCATCGGTCGCCAATTAGGTGTGGTTAATCCCGCATTTGATTTTTTCCCCTTTTGCTCAAGTAGTGGCGGCTGCGGGTATGGTATTGTCCAATTTCCCTGCGGGTCGCACTACAGCTTCCCGATCCCTATGAGATCGACCCCGAAAAAATGTTTATTCGATACTGTTTTCATCAAGAAAATCGGCTCCGGTGTCCCTACTCCTCCAGCATCCTTAAAAATCTACGACTTAGCTGGCATCGACATAACAACTACGCCAATTGACATTTCAGACTTCGCTCCAAGTTTCTTATCCCATATCCGTGGCACCCCTGTGGCAATATTCGATCCAATCCCCCCCGGGACAATTCAATACAGCACTATTCTAAGCCAGATTTCCCAAGTCGCTTATGGAAACATCGTAGAAACCTCGGCAACATATGAGATTTCAAATTGTTTCATTAATTTTGGATCGATTTATGAAGCTGTGGTCAATGTGATTTGTGACGAATAATGAACTCCACCCCTCCCATCTCCTTTGACGCATTATCGAAGACCGCCGCAAACCCGGGTTCTGGCGGCTACCCCTACTCGCTCAAAGGCAGCGACCTTGATAAAAATTTCACCTTCGCCACCGAGGATTTTGACGAGGACGATTTTGTTGTAACCACCGGCCTCGGCGCAGGCGGGCACCAATCGCGCAAGGTCGCTCTGAAGGTCTCCATAGAAGCAGGCACGGCCAATGGACAGATCGCCGTGTGGGACGGTTCAAGCTGGTCCCCAAGTATTGCCCCGCCAGGCGGCACCCATGTCCTCGGCTCGGTGAACGGCGCACTGACATGGATCTCAACAGAGGAATGCTAACATGACCCTCGGCCGCACATCCTCCGGAGCCCTCAAGATCAAAACCGACACCGAAGGCGGCGGCCTCCGCGCTGTCGAGTGTGGGTGTTGTGGAGGGTGTAAACCTGTTACTCTTGAGCAATACAATGCAGTGGCATATGGAGGAACAGCTGATTTAGCAGGGCCGCTATCGGCGATATTTAAAAATGTTCCGTTTATTCAAGAATATAGTTACAGCTATACAACTGACGACAGTGTTATAACTGAGGGCTATGTAGTTGGCTATAAATACAAACAAACTAAAATTGGAAACATAACCTGCGAAGATATAGATGTCGATCTTTATCATAGAGAGTTAGTCATTGTTCGGATAGATACAAAATCAACCGTATACAACGATCCTGCAAGAGAGGCAATTTATGAATTAAATGCCTATGAGGCTGTGGCTGGGGTTAGTGAGGACTATGCGTGCGGCGAAGATCCTTATTTTCCAAAATACAATGATATTTATTTATCAGCTGCATATTGCGGTCCGGAATTGTATCTCTGGCTCATGGCAGCTGGCCCATCACAGCCACCGCCATGACTCGTAATGCTTCCGAAATGCTCGCACGCTTCGGCAACGCCGCGCACCGCTTCGCTCGCGCAGGCTTTGCGACCACGCCACCCGAAGCCCTCGCCGCCCGCGAAGCCACCTGCCGCACCTGCCCAGAATGGGACGCCGCCGCGCTGAACGGCACCGGCCGCTGCCGCAAGTGCGGATGCTCCACATGGGCCAAACTCCGCATGGCAACCGAGCGATGCCCGCTCGGCAAGTGGGAAGCCGTCGCAGCCACTCCCTAAAAAGCTCGGAGAGTTTTTGACATGCCGCCGCGAGAAGCGGCATGAAGTTTTTCTTAGACACCACAAAAAAGCAGCTCGTCAAGTCTGCGGCAAGCAATGTCGCGCTCGACCGGCTTGTGCTCAAACGCCGCGACTCGCTCGCCGTCGAGGTCGCCTTTGTCGCCCGTGGTGCGGTGGCATCCATGCCCGCAGGCACCACGACCACGGTTGCGCTAAAGAAGACCTTTGCCGACTCGAATTTTCTCGCCTTGGCCTCAGGGGAACCAAACACCCTAAACCTTAACACAGTCCCCCTCGAGGCCGCTTTTTCCGCCAACCCCACCAGCGTCTCCGCGCTCCTTGAGATCCGCTGGAGCGTGCCAGGCGAAACCACGCGCACAGCCACGCTCACCGTCGAAATCCAGAACAGCGTTATCCTCGGCACCGAGCAGACGCCAGAAGCACTGCCAGACGGCAAGGCGACGCAAACCGAAGCCACGACCGGAACGGACAACACGAAGTGGATGACGCCGCTGCGGACCGCGCAAGCCATCGCGCAACTCGCGCCTCCACCCACTTGGGCCAGCGTGCTGGACAAGCCTGCCACATTCCCGGCCACTGCACACACGCACCTTAAGAGCGAGATCACCGGCCTCAATGCCGACCTCGCCGCTCTTACCTCCGCAGACACCGCCCTCGGTCTTCGCATAGACCACCTCGCCGCGAATCTCGACCCCGCCGCGCTCGACAGTATTGCCGAAGCAGCCGCATCCATCGGCAGTCTCCAGACCCAGATCAACGGCAAGGCCACCGCCGCGCAAGGCGCCAAGGCCGATACCGCCCTCCAGCCAGAGTCCGTCAACTATCTCGGAGCCTACGACAACGGCGGCGACTACTACCCTGGCCAAGTCGTAAGCTACAACGGCGCGCTCTACCTCCGCATCGGCGAACCTAATCCAGGCTACCCACCCGGCACCAGCTATTGGGCTGCATTCGATCCCGCCGCCTCGCCCGCGTTCAAACTTTGGGTTGAACTCTCCAAAGCCGACACGATCCACACGCACGCCGCTGCGGACATCACCGACTTTGCCAGCGCAGTCGTGGCAGTCTCGCCGCCTGTCGATTGGTCGAGTCTCACCGGCAAACCAGCGACCTTTGCGCCATCCGCCCACACGCACCCGGCGACAAGCATCACCGGCCTCTCGGACTTCATCGTAGCCTCCGCCCCCGGCCTCAGCATCACAACGACCACGCACACAGCGGACGGCCTGACAGACACCTACTCAGTCGGTGGCCTCGCCAGCTCCGATCCCTCTGCCGTTCTGGTCTCACTCAACGGCGTCACGCAAAACCCAGCGACCGACTACACCGTCAACCTCGCCAGCGGCACCATCATTTTCGACGGCTATCCTGTTGCCGGCCAGCAAATCGTTTTCACCGCCCTCGGTCTCCGCAGCGTCCAGCCGCCCCTCGATCCCACGCTCTACCTCTACGCATTCGACCTGAGCGCCAACGGCCTCACCACATACAGCGGGCGCCTCCTCAATGCCGACCGCCCTGCCGCGCCAGCCCTGCCTGAGACCGCCAACACATGGACGATTAAACGCAGCACGCTCTCAGCCGCCGGCCGCGTGCTCGCCACTGCCACCGCCACAGGCTCATGGCTCAACAGGGAGACTCTCGCATTCGCATGACAACAATCACCGAGAGCAACCTCAGCCAAAGTCTCGACCTCTCCAGCTTCACGCTCGTCCTGCCAGAAGAGACGAACGCGATTGTCGAATATCCCGACCGCTCCGCCTTTCCGAGCACCGGCCGCACTAAGCGTCTCTACGTCGCGCTCGATACCGGCCTCCCCTGGCGATGGAGCGAAGCGGCAAGTGCCTACTCGCTCCTCATCCCCGTCATCGATGCCGGAACTTTTTGACATTCACCCCAGCACGTAACCCAAACCACCAACACCCAAAAACACACCTAAAAAATTCAAATGAGCAACCCTATTTTGAAAATCAAGCGCGGCAGCGGATCTCCTATAAATCTCCAGACAGGAGAGTTGGGAATGGATCTGCAAAACAAGTCGCTTTTTATCGGAACAGCCGAAGGCGTTCTTGCGATCGCTGGCGAGCACATCTTCGCTAAGAAGACCTTCGTTTCTGACGCAGTAGCAGCCGAGGCACTTTTGCGTTCGAACTCGGATTCCAGCATCACCACAAATCTGAATTCGGAAATTTCGCGGGCACAAGGTGCCGAAGGCGTGATCGCCGCCGGTCTCGCCCAAGAGCTTCTGGATCGTGCCGCAGCCGTATCAGGAGAAGCCTCCGCTCGTGTGTCTGGTGACTCCGCTTTAGACGCAAAAATCGAGACTGAGAAGGGCCGCATCAATGCGATCCTCGCTCTTTCGGACACCGATAAAGACAGTCTGAAAGAACTGGTCGACCTGATCCAAGGCATCGACACAGCGAACGATCAAGCCTTTGCCGGTTATGTAACCAGCAACAACGCCGCTCTGGCTTCCGAAGTCACGAACCGCCAATCCGGCGACGCCACATTGCAAGGCAACATCGATGATGTCGCCAGCGACCTGAGCGCGCTCACAACTCGCGTTTCCGCAGCCGAGCAAGACATTCTCGACGAGGTTTCAGACAGAGCGGCAGCCATCACCGGCGTGCAGGCAAATGTCGATTCCGAGGCCAGCACAAGAGCCGCCGCGATCGTGACCGTCACCGGTCTGGTCACAAGCGAAGCCTCCACACGGGCGACTGCCGACACCTCGCTCTCGAACAGAATCACGAGCTTGGAAGGCGTATCCAGCGACAGCCGCCTCACATCCCTCGAGGCAGACGTGGCTGACCACGAGAGCCGCATCAGCGCGCTCGAGACAGTCATCGACGGCGGCACCTACTAAGCACCGCAACCACTCCCCGGCGGGGCGCTCCATAGCGCCTCGCCAAGCGGGGGGAGTCTAAAAAATCCGCCGAATAAAAAAGGCCCATGCCAAACCCAGCAATAATTCCCAAAAAGTCCTCCATCGCCGGCCGCATTCCGACCAGCGATATCGCCGTCGGTGAACTCGTCCAAAATCTGGCCGACCGATGCCTCTACTCCAAAGACGCCGCCGGTAATGTCTACCGCATCGGCACTCGTCCCGTGCCCGATAAAGTCGAAGTTTTCGACATCATCGGCAACCATCTCTTTTACGGCAAACTCGCCTACTCCGACTTCCCAAACAGCGGCTCAATCTACGACTCCCCACTCTGGGACATAGCCCGCACCACCACAGACGCCAACGGCAATGTCACAGCCGAAGCCTCGGCAATCGGCGCGTGGTCGAACAAAACCAACCTCCAATTTTCTTAAACCCAAAATCCAACACCATGAACGCATCCGCACCATCCAGCATCGACTCAAAGCAATACGACCGCTACGCCCTCAACCTCATCATCTCCGGCAGCTATGACGGAGAGGGCAAGCCAGAGGCATCGGTAGTGATGAACCTCACCCCGCTCCGCATCGACGACGGCATGGTCGAGACCCAGCCCGCCCACGCGAAATCCATCCGCCTCGGATCGCTCGCTCATGCCGACGAAGCCACCCTCGCCACCGTGGGCGCGATCCAAGCCGCCCTCCAACAATTCATCGTTGAGAAAGGACTCTGAGCCATGGCTACAAGACGCGCAGTAGCAAACGGCAACTGGTCCGCCACCGGAACATGGAACGGCGGTGTGGTTCCAACGGACGGCGACACCGTTTACGCCAATGGATTCAATGTCACGATCAACCAAGACATCCTGATCGGCGGAGCCAACAACCCCACCGTCAACGCCGGATCGTTCGTCTCCGGTCAATGGTATGAAGTCCTGTTCGTCGGCACGACCTCATGGACCGGCATCGGCGCAGCCTCTAACACCGCAGGCACGATATTCCTCGCCACCGGTGTCGGCACCGGCACCGGCAATGCCCGCGCTCTCGCCACGATCACCACTGCCGCCAACACGCCAGCAGGAGCTACTGGCGGAGGCGGATCGTTTGCCATATCCTCGCCCTTCGCCATCACCACGGACCTCCGCGCAGGCACGACCGCCTGCCTCTCGGTGACAGGTGCAACCGCACTTACTCTGGACGGCTTGCGCGTCGTAGGAGGATCGGCGGCAGCAGCGCATGGGTGCAACTACAATGGCACCTCGACCTGCACGCTGGCCAATTCCGCTTTCACGGGTGGCACCAACTCCAGCGCACATGCCGTAAACAACGGCTCGACCGGCACGGTCAATGTGAGTTCAAGCTGCACATTCACAGGCAACGGCGCCAGCGCCTTCAACAACGCCTCAACCGGCACGGTCAATGTCAGTGCAAGCTGCACCTTCACAGGCGGCAGCGGCAGCGCCTTCAACAACGCCTCAACCGGCACGGTCAATGTCAGTGCAAGCTGCACCTTCACAGGCGGCAGCGGCAGCGCGGTCTACGGCTTCAACAACGCCTCAACCGGCACGGTCAATGTCAGTGCAAGCTGCACCTTCACAGGCGGCAGCGCGGGCAGCGCCTTCGCACTTAACAACGCTTCGACCGGAACGGTCATCGTTACGCAAAGCACATTTACCGCATCGGCCTTCTCAAACGCCGTCTCGGCCACGAACACCGGAGCCGATGTCCGCTTGAGTGGCGACTTCCTCGACCACTGGGGGGGGTGGAAAGCCGTCAGTGGAACCAAGTGGCGTCTCGGCACAGCCCCGACTCTCGGCCAGACACGCTTTGCCCTCGCAGGCACAACCGACTCGTATTTCACCATGTATGGCGCAGACAACGGCTCATTCGGAAACCCCATCGCCGCCAACGTCCGCAGCGGTATCGCTTACGGAGGAGGTAACCTTACCGGCACATGTGCAGTCCCAGCCGCAGGGTCGGTCGCGCTGGGCGTGCCAGTCGATGCGACCACAGGCACAGCAGTCCTCACGCCAGAAGCCGTGTGGGGCCACGCATCACGCACGCTCACAGCAGGCGCAGGCATCAGCGCCTCGGATGTGTGGGCATACAACAGCCGCACGCTCACAACCTCAAGCGGCCCGACAGCCGTAGAGATCAGGCAAGAGATCGACGCGAACTCAACGAAGCTCGACGCAACCGTTTCAAGCCGCCTCGCGAGCAGCGCCTACACCGCAGCGCCGACCACCGCGCAAATCGCAACGGCAGTCGAAGGCAGTCTCCTCAACGAAGGCGACGGCCAAGCAGTCCTCAACGCGATCGTGGGAGCGATCGGCAACACGAACCTCTCGGAAGTCGCCCTTGTCGCAGCCATCCGAACCGACATCGAACGCGCCGGCGGGAAACTTGACGCCGTTCCGACAGCAGCCGCCAACGCCAGCGCCGTTTGGGGCACCGCCAGCAAGCAAATCACCGGCGGGACCGTGGACACCCTCACGAATTCGCCATCAGTGCCGAGTGCCGCAAGCATCGCCGCAGCCACACGCACCGAGCTGGCCGTTGAACTGGCACGAGTGGACGCCTCCGTGAGCAGCCGCATGGCCGCCAGCTCCTACACAGCGCCAGCGAATTCGGATGTCGCCGCGATCAAGGCCAAGACAGACGCCTTGCCAATAGAACGCCTCCAAAACTGCGCCACGACAGCGATTGTGGGGAATCTAATCGCCCAGGCGAACAGCTAAGATGGAAAAGCAACTCCTCGAACTCACGAACTATGCCAGCGGTCAGTCGGACCGCTGGCTCTTCGTCGCACTCCTCGTCATCGGCCTCGCCGCAATCGGCGTGCTATTCCGGTATTTCACCGGACGCCTCGACAGCCTCCAGACCCGCATGGACAGCCAGACAGCCGAGTTTGTGAGCCACCTCAAAACCGCAAATCAAGAAATGCTCTCCGTTATCGCCAGCGCCAAAAGCGTAATTGAGCGCGTTGAGCGCAAACTCGAAAAAAACACATGAACCCCAAACAAATCGCCATCGCATTAATCCTCCTCTCCTTCGCCTTTGCCGCCATGGCCTTCCTGACAGGCTGCCAGAGCCTCGGCACGCCGCAGGTCTGCGTGAAGACCGATTACGGCACATTCTGCTACGAGTTGCCTGCGCCAACCTCATCGAAGTGATGATGCACCTCTTCGACTTCTTCCGCAGCATTCTGTCTCGATTTTCTGAGAAGCCTGAAGTCGTCAGGCAGCGCGCCGCAGCGTCAAAACGGCCTCGTCAAACTGGCAAAAAGCGCCGAGCGGCAAAACACGGGGCCGCGACTAAAACCGTGACCGGGACTAACGCCCCGGCTCAGAAACCTCGTAAAAAAAAATGACGCTCGACGAACGAAGCGAGCGCAACTTGGCAACGCTACATCCCGACATCCACCCGCGCGCGGCCACCTTCATCACCGCCGCCAAGAGCCTCGCCGCACAGCGCAATCTTGATGTGAAGTGCATTTGCGGTCTGCGCACATGGGCAGAGCAAGCCGCACTCTACGCAAAAGGCCGGACCGCACCCGGCAAGATCGTCACCAAAGCACCGCCAGGGCACAGTATGCACAACTACGGTCTGGCCCTCGACATCGCCGTGTTTTCAAAGGACGGCAAAACCTACCACGGCGACCACGCACTCTACCGCGAACTCGGCCCCCTCGGCGAATCGCTCGGCTTTGAGTGGGGCGGTAGGTGGAAGTTTAATGACGAACCGCATTACCAATTCCGGCCAGCATGGGGCAACAACATGACAGAACGTGAAATCCTCGCCAGCCTCCGCCAGCGCGTAGCGGACCGCATCGATATCCTCGCCTAATAATTATCCTCGGGAGCAATAAAGTGGGAATGCGGCGGATCGTCTGAACACGCCTGGTCAAACAAGTCCCCAGCGCTGGAACCGCATAGAAGCAGCGCCTCCCGAGGCATCCCATTTTGACAGCACACCAATGTCGTGAGCCGCAAGCCCAAAGCCACTCCGCCGCCAGACCGCGCGGCGATCATCAACCAGATACGGCAACTCGCGGCAGACCATTTCGATTGCGGTCTTGTTGTTTTCTCATGGGAGGAAGGCGGCGAAACATTCCACATGGAAACACATTTTGGAAACCGCTACGCCGTGGAATCCCTCTCCGAAAAAACCACCGAACTCCTGTTCCCCTTTGAGGAAGAAGAAGACGAAGCCGAAGCATGAAAGCCACTCTCGAATTCACCCTCCCAGAAGAACGCACCGAACACATCTGCGCGGTGAAAGGAATGGATACGATTTTAATACTCGACGACCTAATTAACGAAATCCGCTCGTTCCTTAAACACGGCGCTGGCGAATTCAAACAATGGCGCGACGAAGAAGGTGAGACCCGCACAGCGTGCGAAGCCACTCTCGAAAAGGTCCGCTCATACATTTGGGAGTTGAGAAAAGACAACGAGATTCCCGACCTCCCATGACACCAATCAAGAAATGGAAAAAGTGGATGGCAGTCGGGTGCTCGCACGGTGACCAGATGGACCCCGCCGCGCACAAAGCCGTCCTGACATTCAAAGAACGCTGGAAGCCCGACACCACCTTTCACCTTGGCGACTTCCTCGACCTCGCAGCCTTCCGCGCCGGTGCCGTCAACGATCCGAACTCCAGCGACCGCGCCGCCAGCGTGAGCGACGACCTGAGCGCGGGCATTGATTTTCTCGAAGAGCTACGCCCGCATCACATCCTTTTTGGAAATCACGAAGCCCGCCTCTACAAACTCGCCGCCTCGCCAAACGCCCTTGCAGCACACGCCAGCACGCTCACCATCCAAGCCATCGAGCAGACCGCCAAGAAGCTCAAAGCGCGATTGTATCCCTACCACATTCGATCCTATGCCGAACTCGGAGGCACGAAATTCCTGCACGGATACATGTTTAACGTGCAAGCCATACGCGACCATGCAGAGACCTACGGCAGCTGTGTTCTCGCACACCTCCACCGAGTCGGCAGCGAACGCGCCCGCACGCTCGACGGAGCCACCGGCCACTGCACCGGCATGCTCGCCCGATTCGATATGGAATACGCAAGCACACGCCGCGCGACGCTCGCATGGTCGCAGGGCTTCGCGTATGGCCACTACACCGACACCTCCCTCACCGTCAATTTATGCGAAAGAAAGAACGGCCACCCGTGGCTCCTACCACTCTAACAAAAGCCTGGAGCGCATTCTTCGAGTCCGCTGCCGTATGCGACGCCGACGAACTCAAACGAGAAGGCTGGATGACCAACGCAGAGATCGCGGAACTCTCAAAACTCAAATCAGGCGCAGGGCGACAACTCGCAGATTCCGCCGTGCGCGAGGGCAAATTGGAAAAGAAAGTCGCCAAGGTCATGGTCAAGGGCAGGCGGTGGAATGTTAATTTTTACAGGCCGAAATAGTGTCACTTTTCCAATAAATCGGAAATCATTGACATTTTCATTGGGAAGTAAAGTGGGTTCGAATCCCACCTCCTCCGCCATTTTTGCCTTTTTTTAACCGATTGGAACAATGGCCGCAGACGTAGAGCCGGAGCGGGTTTGATTGGGTTTGACTGGATTTTCCCAAACCTTCCGAATTTGCTAAAGTGTCAATGCATGTCAATGTATTGCCATGGCTAATCTGAAGGCTCTTATTCCTCGGTTTGATCGCAAGCTGGCGCGGTGGGTGATCGATGTTCCCAAGGCTCTCAATGAGGGGAAACGGAAAAGAATGTTTTTTAAGGAGGCCGCAGACGCAAATAAAGCGCATGCGGAGCTTGTTTTTTCGCTGGCTCACACGGGTGCGATTCCGTCCAAGGCGCAGACTGGTGAGACCTCGGCTCATTTTGTTGCGGCGTTCCTCGCCAAGAAGTCGGTGGAGGTTGAGAAGGAGACCTTGCGTCAGCTCAAATGGGGGCTGCTAAAATTCTCGGAGGCACACGGCACGAAGCGCCCGCAGGATTTGCAGGCGGTGGCCATGCGCCGGTGGGTGGACAAGCTGCCGCTTACGACGCGCGGAAGGTTCAATGTGTTTGCCGTGTGCCGTGATTTTTTTAGCTCGCCTGCCATGCGGGCCATCGTGCGCGACAATCCATTTTCAGACGCGCCACCGAAGAAGGACAAGGGCGCAAGGCTGCGAATCCTGACCGTGCCAGAGATGCGGGCGCTACTCGATCACGAGTGGCCTGATTGGTTCAAGTCGTGGCTCGTTGCCGGCGCGTTTAGTGGCCTTCGGACAAGGGAGATTTTTGCAGTGTCGAACTCTGCCATTGATTGGGAATACGACGAGATCGTGATTCGCAAAGAGGACGCCAAGCAAGGCGAGGCGGCACGGCCTCGCAGCGCGACGATCTACGAGCCGCTGAAGCGTCACATGCCGCGCAGGGACGCCGACAAGGCTCTGGTGGATGGATGGAGCAAGAAGCGGTGGAAGCCGGTGATCCGCGAAGCCTGCCGAGTGATCGGCGTGGAGCCAAGCCCATCGCCTTCTGGCGTGATGACGCTGAAGTGGCCTCACAACTGCCTACGCCACTCTTTCGCTTCCTACCACCTCGCGCACTTCAAGGACACGGTGACGACGGCGTTCCTCATGGGCACCTCGCCGCGCTTGCTTTACGAGACCTATGCCAATCAGGTATCCCGCCGCGATGCGGCGAAATGGTGGGAGCTTTAGGCGCTATTGCTCGTATCGGCAGTTGAGGTCTGTGACGGAGTCAGCGATGTCGGCGACCATGATGGATACTTCTCTGTAAACTCGCCCGGCTACGATCAAAAAAATCGAAATAACCAAAGTCGAAAGCACAATCGGCAAGAATAAGACTCCTTTTGCGGTGAGTGCGCCCACTACAATAGACAAAGCTGATAGCATGAAAGCTAAGGTGTAAAGCCCAAGCGCAACTAAATTGGCGAGTCGACGAATCCATGGATACGCGCTCTGGGAGCGGATTCTGTCTAAGTAGAGTTCTTTTTGTTCGTTCATATCATTAATGTGTTTGTTGAACTGCGTTGTAAATACATAAAAAACAAGGATTTACCCCCCCCCCCCCCCGAATTCCGCGTGGGTGGTGAGGTCGTGAATCTCGGCTATCCAGTCCGGCGGGAACGGTCCGTCGTAGCTGTTGATGACCCACCAGCGGAACGCTTCTGTGGTTTCACTACATTGGCATCGACATCTGGGGAGAGATTGGACGGTTTGCTTGAAGAAATTTGCGGAGATTTTGCAAGATCGTTTTCGATTAAGTGAAGCATGTGCCCCTGAAGGCTGCGGTGTTGCGTTTTGGCGCGGTGCTTTGCCTGTTCGGCTAATTCAAGCGGAACCCGAAATGAAATAAATTTGGTTTCTTCCATGTGCACACCTTTTGCACGGAGGTGAACATTTTGCAATTTCTAAAAAAACTTTTGTGCACATAAAAATTTTTATTGACCCGCAAACGTAGACTGCAAGCGGGTGTCAAGAAAAAAATATGGGGTATTCCCCCTACCTCGCTGATTTTTTTTCTTTTCTTTTTGTGCACAAAAATTAAACATTTGTGCACATGCAAACGGAAGAGACAACAGCACAAGAAGCCCACATCGGGTTCAGAATCCCTGCCGATTTGAGGGAAGCGGCAACCCAAAGGATGCAGGGGAAATACTCAACATTCAGCGAATACCTCCGAGACCTGCTTCGCCGGGATGTTGAAAAAACGGAGGCCGCGAAATGAAGCCTGCCTATCTGAAGCCGAGAGAGGCCGCTGAATACCTCAGCATCAGCAAGCCTACCCTCTACGCCCTGAAAGGGCAGGGGATCATTAAATTTTACAAACTCGGCGGCTCGATCTTGGTCAAGGTCAGCGAACTCGACGAAGCCGTCGAGAAGGGAGTGCAGGAATGAAACTCTACCTCTGCGAAGGCTATGACCCGCTCTTTGGACCGATCCGCGATCTCGTCCGCGCCACCTGCCTCACCGAGGCGAACGCCAAGTTTTTGAGCCTGCACGGCATCCCCTCACTCCACACCAAACCAGAAATCCTATGATTGATCTAAACGACCCCGCATCCGTCTGCCGCTCGCTCGGCTACTTCTTAACCTACCTCGGCACCGTGGCCCCGCTCGTCGGTCTGGCTTGGGCAACATGGAGGATCTCCCGATGAGCAGACTAACCACAGAGGACACGGAGAACACGGAGGCGGTTAACCTAAAAGTGAACGCTTCGCCAACTCTGCAAGCAGGGACTTCACCAGATCAAGCGTCCACGCCCCACCAGTCGCAAGAATGCGATTCTTCGCCTGCGCCCATGTGCTCGCATTGCGGGCAACTGCGAGAAAGTTATGCCCGTCCCACGATAGCCTTTCAAAACTGGCTGCAAGAATCTCGCCTGACGATCCTCGGATCACTTGGCCTTTTAGAAGGTCGGCTTCGCAGAGCATTGCGAAGTGATCGAGGACTTCAGCTTCTGGCCGATCCGGAAAACACAGAATGGGAGAGCCTTTTTCCAATTCCTCCAGCATCGATTTACACAAATCGAGATCACGTTTCACTCGGCCATGTAAGCACGGGCGGGGCGACCGGGGGAATTAAAATGTCTAAGGAGGTCGGACTATGAGCGCGACCGTGACATGGGTGGACGCATCCGCCCCGCCAGACGCTGACCAGACGGTGCTGATGCACCATGGCGACGGCATGGTAGAGACAGGATTTATTGACGAGACCGGCTGGAGGTTCTGCTCCGGCGGAGCGGTCAACGTGCCGGTGCTGCACTGGGCGGACTTTCCGTTCCCACCAGAGGAGGACTCCGAATGACCCTTGCAGACCTCCAGACCATCGAGAACATGCACCAGCGGGGTGGGAACTTTGCGCGGGCGTTGGCACACGCTGCGGCGGCGGCTGACCCTGAGAACCTTGCTAAGATCAAGGCGACTTGGCCGGAACTCTGGGAGCGTTACGCCAATTGGAAAACACGGGAGGCGGATGGACAATTATGACGGCATCTTTCGCTATCTGCCTGGCAGTTCTATCCCTCGGCTCGTGCTTCGCATCCTACCACCTTGGGCGCGACTCCATGCGGCAGGAAATACGCGACTACCAAGAGCGCAAAAGGCGCTGGGAGGAATTCGACGATGAGGACTGAGACCATTCGCCATTCGCAAATAGCGAACCAATTTTCCCTCACCGGACTGCGGCGGCCGGAACAGGGACAACACAAACAGCCGCATTTTATTACTATAACATGAAACTGACAAAGAAAGGTGCCGGGTCCTTTAACCCGCATGACGAGGGAACATTTCGCGCGGTGTGCGTGGATGTGACTCCATTGGTGAAGCAGGTGAGCAAGTTTGGCGAGAGCGAGGTTTTTCGCCTTGTTTTCGAGACGGATGCGCCAGAGCGTGACGGTGGTCGCCAATGCGTATGGAGCCGGGGCTTTACGCCTTCGCTCAACGAGAAGGCGAACTTTCGTAAGTTTTTGCGCCAGTGGTTCGGGCGTGATCTGACAGCCGCAGAGGAAGCGGAGTTTGATACCGAGGCGCTTCTTCTTGGCAAGACGGCGCAGGTGGTTGTGACGCATGACCATTCGGACAACGGGAACACTTACGCGAATATCATTGCCTGCACCCCATACAAGGGAACGGAACCCCTCAAGCCCTCGGGCAAATTTACCCGCAAGAAGGACAAGGAAGCCAAGGGCGAAGAAGCCAGCTATCGCGGGGCAGCAAATCCCACGGAGCCGGTGCGCGAAGCCGAGGCGGTTGACGCAACGCAGGCCGGTGATGACTGGGCAACGGTGAAGGTGCATGTCGGCAAATACAGCGGAAATGAGATCCGCGACCTCGATGCAGATGCCATCGAGAAGCTGAACAAGAACTGGGTGCCGAATGCCGGAACCACAGCCGCCGATCAGCGGTTGGTGAAGGCGCTCAAGCGCGCCCAAGAGGAACTCGCCGCAGCGACTGCCGGGGAGGAATTCTAACCATGAGCGACACGCTTGAAATCGTTGTGTCTGGGAGTCTTCCCAGCCCTCAGATCGAGCTGTCGCCTGCGGCCTTCAACGCCAGAACATTGGCGTTGGAGGCGAGCGGGCGCATTAAGGCGATTGCCTCGGTGGCTGACCTCGACGCAGCGGCATCTGCCTTGACGAAACTCAAGGCGCTGACCCGCTCGGTGGAGGATAGCCGCAAGGAGGTAAAGGCGCCCGTGCTTGAGATTGGCCGGCGGATTGATGCGGTGGCGAAGGATTACCTTACATCGCTGGAGTCGGAGGCCAAGCGCCTCTCGGTGATTGTTGGCTCCTACCAAGAAGCCCAACGCCGGAAGGCTGAAAAGGAACGCGAGGAAGCGGCCAAGGCACAGGCAGATGCCATCGCGGAGATGAACGCCAAGCAGGCGGAAGCCGTGGCCAATGGCGATGAAGAGGCAGCAGATGCCGCCCGTGCCGAGGCAGCGGATAAAATTGCCGCAAGCCAACTGGCTGCAATCAATTCCGAGGGGCCAAGGCCAGAGGGGATCACGAGCCGGACAAGCTGGAAATTTGAGGTGGTGGACATCGCCGAACTCTATGCCGCTCGCCCGGAACTCTGCGTCACCACCCCAAACAACGCTGCGATCCGTGCCGTGGTGAAGATGGGGGCGAAAATCCCCGGTCTTCGCGTTTGGCAAGAGGCAGCGGCCATCGTGCGGGTATCCGCTCCGGTGAAAGTGGAGGAATACGATTACTGATATGCCAACCCTCGCCGAAATCCTCGCCAAGAAAGCGGCCAAAACCGCTGATTCTCAACCAGCAGCCAGCGGCCTCAAGATCACGCCGGACAGCGAAAAGGCAGACCTTGCCGCCAGTATCAAGGAAGGTCTCGACGCCTGCGCCCCAAAAGTCAAACCCCCGGCTCCACGCGAGTTGGGGGCATTGACCCTCGGGGAGCGCGTTCCAATGGATCAACCAAAGGAGGGAGCACCAGCAGCGGAGTGGGAGTGGTTCGACTCGCTTCACTCCTTCGAGTCAGAACTCGGGATTGTGATGGACCCGAACGGGGAGCAGGCATGGATCGCGGTGCAAGCGTTCCAAAGCAAGCCGCCGACCCTACTCCACCGCCTGCCACTCCTGAACCGGAAACGCAGCGAAGCGGACCCATTTTAAGTGATGATGACCATGAACCTCATCGAATCGCGGGCGAACTCTGCGCAGCCGTCCGCATGGGATACCTCGACGGGCCGGACGACCCCGAGGCGCGATTCCTCGCCAAGGCAATCCAACTCTTTCGGGGGCGAGTCAGTGAATACTGAGCCGCCGATAACCCTTTCGCCAGGACAAGCGGCAGCGGTCGATCTTATCCAATCCGGTGAAAACGTGTTCCTCTCCGGTATGGCAGGGACGGGGAAATCCACGGCGCTCCTGCAATACATCGGGCAGGCTTTCCGTCGGGTGGATGTCTGTGCGACCACGGGGATCGCTGCGCTGAACCTCCAAGACCAATTCCGAAAGAATGCGGGTGTGGGGATTGCTGCTCATACGATTTACCGCTGGGCAGGCATGGCGCTGGGGCCTGCGCCGGGGCAGAGGTTCGAGGACTACTTAGCATTCCTTCAAAAGAAGCCGATGCCGTTCTCTCGCCATTCGGCATTTGCTCGGGTGAAGGCGGCAGAATGCCTTGTCATTGACGAGATTTCCATGTTGCCGGGGCGGATTATCGACTACCTCGATTTCCATTGCCGCGCAATCCGCAAGACTGACCGACCCTTCGGCGGCATCCAACTCGTGGCCGTGGGGGATTTCCTCCAACTCCCGCCCGTGGCGAAGGATGGGAAATACGACTGGGCTTTTGCCTCCAAGGCATGGCGCGGGGCGGGATTCCGTAATGCCTACCTCACGCAGATTCACCGCCAAAAGGAACCCCTCTTCACCGAGGCGCTGAACAACTTTCGCGAGGGGCGCATCTCCAAAGCGGTAGCGGATACGCTCTCAAGCCGGGTGCGGATGTTTGTCGACCGGCGCGTGGTGCGCCTGATGACTCACAACGCCCAGGTGGACAAGTGGAATGCCTACCAGATCGGGGAGATCGAATCGCCCGAGGTGAGCTATGAAGCCGACTTCACCGGAGCCGAGCACGAGGCAGACTTCCTTGCCAAGAACTCGATCACCCCGACACACCTCACGATCAAGCGCGGGGCGCGCGTCATGGCGACTTGTAACATGGAAGTGCCAGACGAAGAGGACAAAACCCAAAAGCATACGGTGGTCAATGGCCTCTGCGGGACCGTGCAGGACATGGAGCCGGACTCGGTATGGGTGGCCTTTGACAATGGCGAGACGGTGAATATCCCCAAGCGGTCATCCCAATTCGACCCGCAACGCGAGGACTCGGCGACCATGACACAAATCCCTCTTCGCCCTGCCTATGCGCTGACCATCCACAAGTCACAGGGCCTCACGCTCAACAGCGCCCATATTGACATCCGCGCCGCTCGTGAGCCGGGGCAAGCGTATGTGGCGCTTTCCCGTCTGCGTTCACTCAGTGGCCTCTACCTCAAGGACTGGATCAAAGGCGTTCATGTGAGCGAGGCGGCAATCAATTTTTACAAGAATCTTAAATGAATACACTCAAGACGAATATCTCAATTTTCTCCAACGCTTTTGCCGACGAACCGGACGAGGCGATCACGCTGGAAGCATTTTTTCAAGGCGTGAAGGATGGGCGGTGGCAGCGGCAGGTGGACATCCTCCGCGAACACCTCAAGCGCGGAGACGAGCCGCGCTACACGGCCAAGAAGCGCGACCTGCCGGCAGTCACCATTTCCTGCCATTGCCTCTCCCGTGAGCGGGACCTTTCACCCGAGGCGAAGGCGATCACTCACAGCGGATGGCTCCAAGCGGATTTTGATCTGAAGGATAACCCGATGCTTGCCGATGACTCGGTGGTGCGAGCCAAGCGGGCGGAACTCCTCGCTGATCCTTATGTGGGTGCGGTTTTTGTTGGACCATCCGGGCAAGGACTCAAGGCCGTTGTATCAATCGATACCGAGAAGCACAAGGATTCATGGTTTGCCGCTGAACTCCATTTCCGTGAGAAGCACCGGCTGAGTCTCGACAAGGCGACCAAAGACCCGATGCGCCTGTGCTTTGTCTCCTACGATCCCGACATGGAGACAGCGGACATTTACCAGCCCATCCCCGTGCCGGACAAGATGCCAGAGCCTGAGGTATGGCGTCCACCCGTCGAGACGACAGCGGCAGACATTGCCGAGATGCTGCGCTACATCCCGCCGCGCCCGGACTACGATACATGGCTGAAGATTGCCTCCGCAGTGTGGAGCGTCCTCCCGATGCTCGACGGTGCGCGCATCCTGCACCAATGGTCCCCAGAAGAGAAGGATGGCGAATACGCATCCAAGCACAAGGCACGCCTCAAGCAGGTGGGAGTTGGAACGCTGGCACACATTGCCAGTGAGCACGGATTCGACGCCCGCGAAGCATGGAGGCGGAAACGCTGGGCTGGCCGCATCCGCTTTGCTGACTCGACCCTCGGACCAGGACAAGGGGAAGACCCGCTGGCCGGCGCCGATGTCGCAGCTATCGGCACCGAGATTTCCCGCGAACGCATTATGGTGGCCTACGCGCAGGCCCACAAGGGAGACGCCCGCCTATGGGCTGAACTCCGAAAGGGCCTGCGCGTTTGGAATATCCACGCCAAGGTCTGGATGACCTACGAGGATGGCCTATGGAGGCGCGACACGGGGAACACGACGCTCCTCGATATATCCGACACGCTCACGGAGGTTTATCAGCGGGTGGCTGACTCGGTGCGGGCCGAAATGAAGGCAAACCCCTGCGACGATGAGAAGAAGGACCCGCGCATCAAGGAGATCAAGGGCCTCGAGGACCGCTGCCACAAACTCTGCCACTCGGAATATCTGGCCTCAGTCGAACGCATATCCAAGAGCGAGATGAACCTCCCGGCGACCGCCTTTGACTCCAACCCCGAAATCCTCGTGGTGCTCAATGGAACTCTGGATTTTGCCGAGGGCATTTTTCGCGAACATCGCGCATCGGACTACGCGACCACACGCTCGCCAATCAATTTCGACGGGGCCGTGGAGTGTCCGAAATGGGATGCTTTTCTCAACCGATTCATCCCGGATGTCGAGACGCGCGTCTATCTGGCGCGAGCCTTTGGCTATTCACTGACCGGCCGTGTGGATAAGGACGCCCTCTTTTTTGCTTACGGCAAGGGAGCCAATGGAAAATCCACCCTCTTCGGCGTGCTCAAAATCCTCCTTGGCGACCTGATGACCACGGTCCCGATTGCCGCCCTCCTCGCTGCCAAGTCGGACAATAACTTCGATTACTACAAGGCATCGATGGAAGGAAAGCGGGTCGTTCTCACCGACGAAATCCCCGAGGGGCGGAAGCTGGCCGACAGCCAGGTGAAGGCGATCACCGGCGGCGATGCCATCAATGCTCGCCGGCCATTTGAACAACCCTACGCCTTTTTCCCCACTCACAAGCTCTGGCTTATGGGCAACCACAAGCCGGATGTCCAAGGCACAGACGAGGGAATATGGCGGCGCGTCCACATGATCCCGTTCACCGTCACGATCCCAGAGAACGAACGGCGCGAACGCCACGAAATCCTTGCTGAGTTTGAAGCTGAAGCGGCCGGCATCCTCAACTGGGCAATCCGTGGACTCCTCGAAAGCCGAGACATAGGCCTCAAGCCGCCACCCCAAGTGGTAGAGGCGACAAAGAACTACCGTGAGGAAAGCGACCAATTCGGCTCGTTCCTCATCGAATGCACGGAGAAGGACATCACCGGGCGCTGCGGTATCGGATCGCTGGCGAAGACCTACGCGATCTGGTGCGACCAAAACAACGAACAGCCACGCTACCGAGGAACCCGTCAACTCCGAAAAGTGATGTCAGAACGAGGCTACCACATCGAGCCGGACAGGAACGACCACCCGACCATTCACGGGATCAAACTCAAACTGGAGGAAAGAAAAGATGCGTTCGGACTATCCGCTTGAATCGAAAGGAATCCTCCAACTCCCCGCGAATCCCGCGCGGGGAATGCGGGGTTTCATAAGCATCGTTTTTCTTGAAGTCCTCAAAAAGAGCCTTTTGGCGGTAAAAACTGCGGGAAATGCGGGATTGGAGGGATGTTTCATATTAAATGTTAGGAAAGGTATTTCTCTTATCTCTTCTTCCCAGCAGCTGGGTTGCACCCCCCCTCTTTTCCCGCATTTCCCGCAAGCCCGTTTTTTCAACCTCAACCTGCAAATACACAACCTATGAAACTACACATCGGCATCGACCCCGGCCTCAGCGGCGGCATCGCATTCATCCCAGACAACGGAACCCCATGGGCACACAAGATGCCCGAAACGGACAAAGACCTCATGGAGCTATTCCGCGATTCCATCAACCTATCCAGCCCCAAGGCGCTCATCGAGCTGGTGCATTCATCGCCACAAATGGGAGTGAAGTCGGCATTCACGTTCGGGGAGGGATACGGACGCCTCCAGATGGCACTGACCGCCCTGGGCATCCCCTACGAGCGAGTTCGCCCAGCCGCTTGGCAGAAGGCCATTGAGTGCCTCACCAAGGGCGACAAGAATGTCTCCAAGCGCAAAGCTCAGGAGCTTTTCCCTGACATCAAAGTGACGCACGCCATCGCCGACGCTCTCCTCATCGCTGAATACAACCGGAGGACGGCCAAGTGAGAGATGACCTGGAAGCGTATCGTGAGCTTGCTGAAGATATTATCAACCTCGCCATTGAGGATGTCAACATCCGCGCAGACTATGAGACGCAGACAAACCGCGCGGCGGCCGAGCGCAACAGGTCAAGCGCTATCAGTTTTATCAAAAGCCGATGGTGCGAGGAACTTTGCGATGCTGTCGGGAAACCTTATGACCGCGCCAAAGCGGCCGCATTTAAATGAAACCCTGCCCGAAGTGCCACAGCACGAGCCACGTCTTAGACAGTAGGCAAAACAACGAACACACCTACCGCCGAAGGCACTGCAACAAGTGCCCGCACACCTGGACCACCTACGAAATCCACGGCGACGAATTCGACAAAGTGCAGAAATACAACCACCTCAAAACCATACTTAGCGAACACCTCCAATGATATCCGCCTCACCCGCAGAAGCCACACGCCTGTTTGAAAAGAACGGCGGCGTTTATTGGCCCGACATGGCCGACGAAATCGACAGCCCCGAGGAGATATTGGCCGACTCGCTGGGCATCTC